CTGGGAAAAGCAGTTAGTTTGTTGTTATCACCTGAATCTGAGTTCAGTCAGTCCATTGATGTTTCCGATGTGGACTTGGCGCTCAAAGATATGTATATGAATGTTTTGCCGAAAAATGCATTAGTCAGTACTAAATGGGATCCTAGTTTGATGGAAGATAGCAATTTGAATGTGACGCCAAAAGGAAACAAGATGTGGGTTTCTCTGTCCAAGTTGGCGGATGCAAGAAAGGTGACTGCAACCTATGACAGCAATTTGTCGTTGCCAGGGGTGCCAGATGTCAGTTCTGTGTCTGTTAAAAGCATTTTAGCTGCGTTAGAGAAACGTAACTTCAATGTGAATAACATAGCGGTCGAACAAGATGTTGAAGATGTCATTGTACGAGCTATTACACGTTGGCACAAAGCATATGGTCATGCAAAGTCATGGGATGACGCTAGAGACATGAAGAGGAATGAAAACGTGTGGACGCCGAACATGGAGGGATTTGCTGATTGGTTGGAACGACAAGAACCCGGGAAAGTGTCAAAATTGTACAACATTGAGGAACACAAGTTGGCTCTGTTTGTGCAGGATTTGAAAGACAATGGATTGATGGTCAAGGATAAGGTGAAACCTCGTGCAGAAGACGGTATGCACGACGTGAAACACGGTGGCACACAGGTGATTAGTTCACATTCGCCTGAAAAAATTGCCGCTACGAGTCCAGTGTTTGGTGAGATATTTGACAGGATGATGTCATTACTCCACCCAAAAATTTATGTGGCTTCGAAGAAGAAACAGGAAGACATAGATAAGCACATGCGGAACGCACCAAGGCCTCCATGGTGGACGAAGTGGTTAGAGATTGATATGTCACAGTATGACAAGTCGCAGCAGAGGATGTGTTATCTGTTAGAAATGGCCTTTTATTTGCATTTGGGGTTGTGTCCATTGTTTATGGAGAAGTGGACTAGTGCATGTTTGAGGGCCAATTTGAGGGCTGATTCGATTAGTCTGTTCCTAGACTATCAAAGACGTTCCGGAAATGCGCCGACGACTTTGGGTAATACTGCCATTAGCATGTTGACTGTTGCAGACAGTTATGATCTGCACTTAGCAGACATTGTTCAGGCAATGTTTGTAGGTGATGATAGTGCTATTGAAATCAGCGGGAAGGTTAATGGACCTGCTGGAGAATCAAAGATGGCTGATATATATAATTTGAGTGCAATGTCTATCATAACGTCATATCCGCAGTTTTGTTCTGGACATTTGTTGACAGGAAAATCCTTTGTAGGTTACATGCCTGATCCATTGAAGAGGTTGGAGAGGTTGGCTACCGGCATCAGGGATAGAAGTGTGATTTTGAGAAATG